GGTTGAAAACTCATAGTCTCTACCATAGCAATTAAACAATTTTTACATATCACCATAATTAATCCTCCAAAATATCATTAGCCATTTTCCAATATTCCGTTCTACCTTTATAATCATCGCTAGTGACTTTACTAAGTTCCAATTTTATCTTCTCAATGTTGTATCCTTTGACTATCGCATCTTGCATAACCTGAACATACCTTATACACTGCTTTATTCGTTTATGTTTATCTCGTATGTCATCAAGTAAATATCCTATCTTTGCTACCTTATGAGCTTGTGGCTTCTTGCCATTATGTATTTTCTTATATTTTTCTAATGCATGATTAATATCACTTTCTGCACTATCGCACTTTGATAGTTCAGTATTTAATAAATTTTTATATGTAATAAGTTGATTGTCGTCCCAGCCTGCTAACCCTAAGATAGAATTGGCTTCTGATTCAATCTTATCTAATAAAGCATAATCAAAATTACCTTCATCTCCTGTATAAACATTTGCATTTCCTCTATAATAAAGAGATTTATCAGATTTCTGTCCTGTATCCACATCAATAAGATTATATTTCTTAATCCATGAATATTTCTTTCTACTGTTCTGTACTAACGACCTTGCTTGTTTGTAAGTAAACCTCTTAGCCATAGAACTCGAAGTCGTTATCATATACTCACCTAATTTCATAGGATTTTCCATAACATAATTCTTTCCATCTGTTAATATAAACAAAACAACACTCCTCTCTGATTTTTAGCGCACTTTAATAAGCCTTGGAAATACCAAAGAAAAATTAAAAATGCTATTAAATTGTGATAAAAAATTGGAAATTTTGCTGATATGCAATTGACTTTTATAACTATTACTATGTATAATTTGAATGCATACTGATTATTTCCCCAAGAAATAGACTTTGTATGTTGCTTGACTAGCCAGCTGCCAACTTTCTAGTCAAGCATTTTTTATTTCCTCTTCCATTATATTACTCCAAACATACGTTTGTGTCAATATAAAACCAAACAAATATTCGAATAAATTATCTTAACAGAATGTCATGCATAATTCCTCTTTTAATAATATTCTCTATATCCTGTTCGGTATTGAATAGCTGCATATGAGGGATATAAGCATCTTCGTTCACAATAATTGTTTTTGATTTTCTTACTAATAAACATCCATCATCAGGAGTTGTGATTTTCTTTGAAGAGGTATTATTATCAAAATCCATTGTTAATATAACAACATTTTTAGGATTTTTACCTTCAGCTTTTAACTTTTGTAATCTTTCAATTGCTTCATCTATACTTGCGTAATCATAAGTTTCTGTCTTCATAATGTTCTCTCCTCACTCTTATATCATAGCCAAACTAATTTTCATTGCTTCCATAACCTTTAAATTATCTTCAGCAGATAATTCACCAATTTTAAATTGAATCCTATCTTTATCAATTGTCGAAATCTGCTCTAATGCCACAACAGAATCATATTTCAACCCATTAAGCTTGTTCTTATGTATTTCTACATGTGTTGGCAATTCCCTTTTAGATTTTGTTGTTATGATGGCAATTATAGTGGTAGGGCTAAACTTATTGCCAATATCATTCTGCAATATCAGTACTGGTCTTCTACCACTCTGTTCTGAACCTTTAGAATCATATTTAGTTATATCAGCGAAATATATTTCACCACGTTTAATTTCCACTATGTTAGCCCTCCTTTCTCTGTTTGTTCCTTTGATATTTTGTATTATATACTTCACTATATATTTCGTTGTTCTTCAAAAGTTCTTCGTGAGTGCCCTGCTGTGCAATCTGGCCGTTGTCAAT